AACCAATAAAGATGACATTTTCATTAGATGATTATGATTTTGGTATTTTGGGTGATAATAGAACAAGTGTAGTAAATTTGACTGGACATTTGAAAGCTAATAGTATATATCTATTAAAGAATAAGAGTTTTCCTAAGTCAAATTCAGCAGCAGTATTATCTCAGGTTGCTAGTGGATTAGAATTAACATTTTCAAATCCCCATAATATAGTTCCATCAGATAATATGACATGGATACAATCAAACCAGAATGATTTTGATTTTATTCGTCATGTTGCTAAAAGAGCATTTGTTCCAGATGATTCTATATTTTGTTATGCAGATATATATAATAGATTAGTTTATACATCATTGAATAAAGAGCTTGGTAAACAAAAAGCTAAAATGTGTAAATTTGATCCGGTTAATTATGGTAAGAGTGTTAAAGATGATAAAGATATAGATGATACGATATGGTTTGCTTCGTATAGTATAGTGAACAGATCTGGATATTTTAATAAGCGTAGTTGTTATGGGAGTTCCTATAATTATTATGATTTGACAGATGGCATTTCTGAAACATATTCTAAGATTAAAAAGGCAAATGATCTATCTTTTAGGAACAATAAATATGTAGGATCATCAGTAGCACAAATAACATATAGAGATTATAATGGTTCTAATTTATATGGAACAGAATATTATGAATCATTAGTTAGAAATAAGATGTTGAAGGAGAATTTTTTTGCTAATTCAGTTGTAGTAAATATTAATTCATTAAGTGATGTTAGATTGATGGATAAAATAAGTTTAACAGTTCCATCATTATTAGCTAAAGATGAATCAAATGAAGTTAGATCTGGATATTATTTAGTGGCTGGAGTTCAACACGAAATAAGTAAAGGTGGAATATATCGTAAACAAATTGCGCTTGGTAATAATAGTATAAATAAAAGTGCAAAGGTTGTGTCATATGTAACAGGAGATTGAAAAGATGTATGTAGATAATGTTCGTTCAGAGACTGCCAATACTCCAGCACAATCAATGTTTAAATTTATAGATACTCACCAAGATAAAGATAATGATGGTTTATTTTCTGGAATAGTTGTTGATAATAATGATCCCGATAAACAAGGTAAATGTAGAATTAGAGTTTATGGTATTTTTGAAAAAGATATACCAGATGATGATTTGCCTTGGGCATTACCAGATTTTACATTTATCGGTAGTAAAGTTGGTTCGTTCGTAGTTCCCCCTATAGATGCTATTGTCAAAGTATATTTTGATAATGGTGATATTTATTCTCCGCATTATACAAGCAAAGCAGTAAAAGCAAATAGTCAATCAACACAAAAAGATATAGATTATCCACACAATATGGTTCTCTTTGAATCTGATGATGGTGACTATTTAACAGTTAATCGTAAAGCAAAAATAACAACATTTCATCATAATTCGGGAACTACTATTACAATAAATAAACAAGGTGAAGTTATATTTGATGTTAAAGGTAGTAGAATGATTATAAAAAATGCTAAATATACCGATTTGGGTGGATCTGAAAATACTAATTTGGGTGGTAATATGCCAGCTCTATATTGTAATATTCCTGGTATAAAAGCAATAACTGATCTATCACAAATTGGCATATCTAACAAAACACATGTGGGGATTTAAAGTTTATGGCTAAAATTAAATTGAGTGATGCGATGGGGTTGACTCCTAATATGACACCATCTGAAGTTAGTAAACGGTGGTCTGAATGGTCTATTAAATATCCAAAAGATAAGGGTGAATTGTCTACTGCTGTTGTTGCGTCTATGGATGCTTTGGCTGGGGTTGTTGTTGCATATGACATTGTTGCGACTGTTGTTCCTACTGTGTATAGTGCGTATACAACTGCGATGTTAGCATATAAGGCTGCTTTGGCTATGTTACCAGGTATTGGGGCTATGGATGGTGCTACAACAGCAGCAGAACAGGCTACAGTGGCATTAAATAAAACATCTGCTGAGTTGGCTAAAACAGTACACACACAAGCAATATCAGTGGCAAATTCAGTTACGAATTCTGAAGTAGATTCAGAATCTACTATAGCTTAAAGGATTGATTATGAGTTATGTTAATTTAAATGTTGTATCTGCTATTAGTGAAGATGTTGTAACATATCTTCATACAGCAAAAAATATTATTACTATCACATCTGCTGTTAGTACATCTGCTATTCCTATTCCAGCGATACCAGGAGTGAGTGCCGCATATATCATAACAGTTCCACTTTTTTCGGCAGTAGACACAATACAGTATCCATATAAAACATATTCGTATGCTGATATGTTATTAAATTCTGCAACATCAGCTATGAAACCATTCGAGATTCATTTGAGTGCTGAAGATGGTGTTCCATTTTCTGCTAATGATATTTCTAGTAATGAATGTATGATATATGCTTTATCGACTGGAATTATTAATAAATTAGATAATGATAATAGATTGGTATATTATGATGATATTAACACATCAGCATTTAAGTGGCATTTAGATATTGTTACGAGTGCTGTTACATTCAATTCAAAAATTATTTCTGCTACAATAGATTTGCCGATATATTCTGCTGTTAGTGCTGGTCATATCAATACAGTTAATGTTATTTATTCCGATCAAACATCTACAGATAAGCTATGGAAGAATGCAGATTTCTCTATAGATTTAATAAACAACAAAATAAAAGTAATATTTAAAAATGATGTTAATTATATAGTTCCAACAATTTCAGCTAATGATATGCAATTCAATATAGCTTATGTTGGTACTGCTACTGCAACATCAACAATAGTGACAGATCCAGAAAATCCAACAAATATACATGTTGAAACGGCAGTATTTTTACCAACAATAACACATAATGTAACATTACCAACGAGCGCATATTATGTTCAGATCGGTGAGACTGTTGATATTTCAAAAAGTTTAACAATAAAAACTATGTATTTTTATTCATAATTTATTCATTATAAATAATAATAGATTAACAAAACTTAATGGTGGTAAATTATGTTGAATGATAATATATATGCAGATTGGGCTTATGATATAGATAAAGATCCGATTCATATAGGTGAAAACAGAGATACTGATACAATCAATCAAAGTATAGAAATGATTTTAGCTACTAATAGAGGTGAGCGACTTTTCAATCCATCATTTGGTTTTGGTTTGATGAATAAAATTTTTGATTTGGAGAATAATAATCAGTTTGAGAAGATATTAGATGATTTAGCAAAAGAGATAATGTATTGGGATAATAGAATTCAGATAGTAGAAAAAGATATGAAAATAATTAAAAATACAGACCAACATAGTATAGTTTTAATCATACCATATTATATTAAAATAAATGGTATAGCTAGTGTATTTAAAAAGAAAATTGGTTAATTGGAGATATAAATGGCAAATACTTTTATGAAGATGGACGGGCTTGATTTTAATGAAATAATAACTCAAGTCACCAATCGTCTTAATGCAGACCCAAGATTTGAAAACTTTCGTGAGAGTGCTATAGCTTCAACTTTGATTGAAATATTTGCTGGAGCTACAGATATCACTAATTATTATTTAGAGAGAAGAGCAGAAGAATCTTTTATGGATACTGCTAAACTTCGATCTTCAGTTATTCTATTAGCAAGATCATTAGGATATGTTACCACAAGATCAATTCCAGCAGAATCAAAAATAAAAATCAAATTGACTGGTGCTTGGACAGGATATAATGAACAATCTATTATTCAAATTCCAGCAATGTCTGTATTTTCATATAGTGGTATTAAATTTATATTAAAAAATACAATAACTATAGATATATATCAATACATTAAGAATTTTACTGGTTCAAGTAATACATCTATTTTTATAGAATTGGATAACAATAATAATAGTTTTGATATTATTCAAGGTGAATTGAAGGAAAAGGTTATATCTGGTAAGACAAATCCCCAAATAGGTTCTAATTTTCAGATATATAGGATTGAGGATAAAGAATTCAGTAACAAATATGGTGAGAATGATTATAGTTATCCAGTGACTAAAGTATGGGTTGGTAACGATAAAAATGATGATACACAATATGTTATCAATAGAAGATCATTAATTGATTGGAAAGTTATAGAAGCTCAGGCAGTTAATGTTGTACAGCCCGTATGCGTCATCAGAACAGCTATTTCAGAGGGTATAGAACTTCTCTTTGGTGATGGTAGGTCAACAAAGAAAGGTCCAGAAACCTCGCTTGATAACATCTACATTCAATATATAGCTACTAAAGGTTCTGAAGCTAATCAAGTTGGTGTTAAAGATAAAAAGATTCAATTTGCTGGAAAAGTTTATGGTGATGGTGGTCTTGATGTAACTGCCAAAGTAGATTTTTATTTTGCTAATAATATCACCAATGGTTCTGATATGGAAGATATAGAATCTATTCGTGTTAATGCTCCGAATATCTATTATTCATTAGATCGATTAGTTTCTAAACAAGATTATGTTAATTATTTAAAATCTTTAACTTCTCCTATTGATGTTAAAAATGCTATTGCTTGGGGAGAACAAGAAGAACTCAGAGAAAGAAACTTGGATGCTATGATTAGAATGTTTAATATAGTATTTTTTAGTGTTGTTGGTCCAATGTATCAAGTTCAAACTTCTCCTTATTATATGAAAACTGCTAATAATGGATTAGAAACTGCTGTATGTGATGATGATTATGGTGATGATTCATTAACTCAAAGAAATTATTTTAATGTGTTTACTAAAGGATATTTAGATGGTACTTCTAACTTAGTAGAACAGTTGAGAGATTATCAAACATCAGCTTTTGTTTGGAAGTTAACTGGTTCTGAAGTTACTAAAACCCCAACAGATATATCATTTCTATATAAAGATAATGCTTTTAAATTTGATTTGAACTATACATCTGATATTGTAGCAAATAATAATAGTTTAGTAGGTCTTGAACAAATTACTATAGATATTAATTCATTGAGTGGTTATTCAAATGAAGATGACTTTATGTCTGAATTGGCTGATTTGATTCTGGGTAAATTGAATTTTAATGATACAAGAGGTAATGTGGCACAAAATGCTAATTATAGTAAACCGGCATTACCAGGTATATCTGTTACATATGATACAACAAATAAACGATTTATTATTATACATTCGGCAGAAACTCCTACATATATAACTTCAATGATTGGTGCTGCTACATCTGCAATAGGATTAACTTATTCTAATATACAATTAACAGATATACAAAGACATTTGAGTAAAAAGATTGTTGATATAGTAGATGATTTGGATAGTAGAAGTCAAGTTACGATTAGAAATGTTTATATTAGTCCGACTATTCAAACGATGAAATTAGCTGGAACTGTTTATATTAAAGATTTATATGATAGACCAACAGAAAAAACTAAGATTGAGAATGATATATATTCTTGGTTTAATGAGATAGCTGATTTTAATAATGAAATTTATATATCTAATATAACACAAATTATAGAACAATATCCTTCTGTAATTTATGCTGATGTTAGATTTGTTCCCGATGTTCCGATTAATCCTGATGGTGGAAATTTCTATAATGGTTATTCACACCCATCAGTTCAAAAATATCCTATTAGTAATTTACACTCACTGTTATATTCAACAATCAATAATACTTTGAGTGCGTATGTTGAACAATCACATAGCAGAACTGATTATGTAACATCAGCAGAAAAATCATTTGAATATTTTTCATCTGCTGTTCAAGATTATGCGTTTAGTTGGAAATATGACATTACTGAAAGATCATTTTTAGAAAGATTTGCTGGTACGTTATATAATAATTTACTTTCTGCTAATGGCGGTTCTTTTAGAGATTGGGCAAATTCAGATGATTTTATTAAATTGATAAGTGATATCCATAAAGATTATTTGAAGATTATTAGATATAATATGATGGATACTCTTGGTAATATAGCAAAAGATACTCAGATAAATACAGATGGTAGTACAATTAAAGGTGGATATTCATTGGGTAGTGAAATAGTTAAAGTGAATATTGCTCTGTCATACGAATACAAAAGGTGATAATTAAATGTTAAAGTTATATGTAAATATTAATAATAGTTATGAATATGATCCAAATTATACTGGCACTATAGATAATCCAATTAATTGGGATTCTTTTAAAACATCTCTT